TTTTTACTTCTTAAAATACGTAGTCGATTTTCGATATAAGATTGACACATCAACTCCCTTTTCTTTTAACAAACCATATAAGTATTTTTTCTGCGGTTTTGATGTATCAAATACAATAAGTGATTGGGTTAGGTTATTTGCAAACATGTAATTTTGAAGGATCCTTAAAAACCTGGCACAATCAGAATCACTTTTTAAAGAAAATAAATAAACCAAGTCATCATCTTGAACAATAACTTTATTATTTAGTTTTGAAATTAATCTTATTTTATTTTTTGGTAGATATGTTTTTATAAACTTTTCAAATCCAATCTTTTCGTTTTTTTGAATATCATAAATAAGTTCCTCAACTAAATAATCTGAAACAGAAATTAGTTTATATTCCGGATCATCTAAATCAACTTTAACTTGTCTACCCAAAGAATCCTTAATAAAATAGGACTCAAAATTTGACGAATCTTTTTCCATTAGACCTAATTCAAAAAAACAATCCTTTCCGTTTTCAACTTCTTTGTTAAAAACAATAGTATTTTCCTTAATCATTTTATCATAAAACTTCTTGGCATTCTCAAAGGTTTTAAATTTCTTGATTATTTTTTTCCTTTCCTTATTTTTAAACAGAACAATTAGATATTTCATAAAAAAATCTTTATATTATATAATACCAAAAAAAATTAAAAAATGAATGTTGAAGATTATTACCAAACATTAGGAGTTTCGGAGACCGCAACACAAGAAGAAATTAAAAAAGCGTACAGGGATTTGGCAAAAGAAAATCATCCGGACAGAGGTGGTGATGAGGAAAAATTTAAAAAAATATCTGAAGCTTATGAAACACTTGGTGATGATCAAAAAAGACAAAATTACGACATGTCAAAAAATAACCCATTTTCAAACATGGGTGGTGGTTTTGACGGATTTCAAGACGTTTTTAATTCTTTTTTTAGACATAAACAACAACCAAGGGCACACACTTCAAATTTAACAATAAATGTTGGAGCAATTGAGTCCTACATTGCAAATCCAAAATCAATAACATATAAAAGAAAGAAAAAGTGTGAAACCTGTGATGGTACTGGGGGTGACAAAAGAACCTGCAACAACTGCCAAGGACATGGGGTGATTGTTAGACAAATGGGTAGTGGAATGTTTGTCCAGATGGTTCAAATGACATGTGATGTTTGTCAAGGACAAGGAAGAACATTAATAAACGCTTGTTTTGTTTGTTATGGTAATGGAAATCAAGACGAAATAAAAACGGTAGATGTTAATTTACCACACGGAGTTGATGATGGTCAGTTTTTTAGACTAACTGGGATGGGGGACTTCAAAAATGGTACATACGGGGATCTTATGTTAAGGATAATAGTTGAACCAGAAAACAATTTTGAAAAGTTTGAAAATAATTTGGTCTACAACGCATACCTTGACTTGGAAGATTTCAAAGAAGGATCATTTGATATTCCGCACCCGGATGGAAAACTTAATATTAAGTTACCCAAAAAAGTTGACACATCAAAATCATTAAGAGTAAAATCAAAAGGATATAAAACCAATAGCATTGGTGATTTAATTATCAATCAATTTTTAAGGTATAATAGAGACTAAAATAAAGATATAATATCTTGTACAAGTCTTACTAACCCGTAAATTGATAAACCAAATAAAAATCCACCAGATATCATTAAAAATGTTTGTGTTTTAATTACATTTTTATTTGTTTTACAGGCTTGGCATCCTACTTTAGTTGCTTTTTGTTCTTTCATACTTATAATTTAATTATCAACTACTTGAAAATAAATAATAAAAAAACATTTATTATTTGACGCACTTTTTTCAATATATTGATATATATAGAATATATGGGAAAAATAGGTAGACCTAAAAAAGATGGGAAGGATAAAAAAGTGAAATACGGAATTAGTATTGACAAATATTTTTTTGATAAAATGAAAGAAGAAAACGTTAGTATTTCTAAATTCATACAAAATTTAGTTAAAGAGTATTATGAAAAGAAAGAAATTTAACGAAGATTACTTTGAAGTGATAGACACACCTGAAAAGGCATATTTTCTTGGTTTTATTTTTGCGGATGGATGTTTAATTGATAACCCAAAAGAATATAGGTATAAATTGACAATTAAGATTCATAATAAAGATGAAGATATACTAGAAAGATTTATATCATTATTAGATAGTGAGGTTGAAATATGGAGAAGTAAAAATAGAGACATTTCTGAAGTTGGATTTTCAAGTAAAAAAATGATAAATGATTTAAAGAATATTGGAGTATATCAAAATAAAACATACACAATAGAATACCCTAAAATTGATGAAAAACTTGAAAGACATTTTTTACGAGGATATTTTGATGGTGATGGATGCATTAGAATTAATGAAGATAAACGGGATCAATCTAAACGAGGGGACTTAAGAATTGTTGGAGGTTCAGTTAAGTTTATAGAAACTTTAAATGAAAGAATGGGCAAATTATTTGGAGTTAATGTTAATAAACTTTATGGACCGAAAAATAAACAATATAAATTTGTTGGTTGGGCTGGTATGTCGGATATTGAACAAATCTACAATGGATTTTATTCTGATACAGACTTGTTTTTAATTAGAAAAAAGATTATCTTTGATGAGGTTATTGGTATAATCAGAGAAAAATATAAATACAGAAAAAAATAAATATTTTGGTTTCATACATTGGCGGTAAGAGTAAAATAGGAAAGTGGATCGTCCCTTTCTATGACAAAAACATGGAGGTTTACGTAGAACCTTTCGGTGGAATGTTTTGGTGTTTTTTTAACATGGATTTAAAACAATTCCCAAATCTTAAACAGGTGGTTTATAACGACTTTAACCCCTTGAATTACAATTTATTCAAGTGTGTTCAAAATCCGACTGAACTACTTCGAGCAATCAATAGTATTGATTGTCAAACACAGGGGGTTGATGATACACCAGGACTATTTAAAGAACAGTTTGTAAGCTTTCAGGCTGAAATATTTAACGAAGGTTTCAGCGTAAACGCTTATGATTATGAAGTGGCGGCAAAATATGTTTATATTTTGACACAAGTTTTTAGTGGATCAAAACCGGAAACATCAAACTTTATTGACCTAAAAGGAAAATACAAATCAAAATATCTTACCTTTAGAGATAAGTTATCTAAACCAGACTGGGTTGATCACTTTTTAAAAATTACTGATGTTGAAAATATGGATTTTGACGGGTTAATTCAAAAATATGATTCACCATCAACCTACATTTATTTAGATCCGCCATACTACACCACAGAAGATTATTATTCAAATCACGATTTTGATAGACGAGATCACGAAAGATTGGCAAACATTCTACAAAACGTAAGAGGTAAATTTTCTTTATCCTATTATGACTTTGAATTATTACATCAATGGTTTCCAGAAGATCAGTACACTTGGGTTCGAAAAAAGTTTGCAAAGGCATCTGCAGCAAGGAAAGGTGAAAAGCAAAGTATGGGTGAAGAACTACTTATAATGAATTATTAACATTTTTAATTAGACTAATATTTATTAAATAAAAATACTATGCGCTTATTAAAAGTTTTATCAGAAACCCTCGACAAGAACATTCAAACAAAAATGATTCTTCGAGAATATCCCGAATCAACAATTAAAAAGTTAGTCCTTAAGTTTAGTGGAAGTACAGAAGACACTGAAGATCAAATTAGACAGACCATTTCTGATTTTGAAAGATTTAAAAGTGCGTTTGAAAATGAAGATAAAGACATTTTTAAACATTCTTACGAAAAAATTAAAGATTTAATTAAAGACAAACAAACAAAACAAGAGTCCAAAAAAAATCTTGATAGTATGGTCCAGGACTATATTCAAAAATATAAGGGAGCGGATTTACAACTTGTAAAATCTAATATCAAAAAATATTATGAAATTAGAACAATGCTTCCTAAACTAAAGGAATATAAAAAAGATGTGAATGATTATATTCCATCTGAACTAAATGCATTAACGGCAAGATTTTTTGAAAAGTTTAACAATCAAGGTGTGAACGAACTTGTTGCAGCAATCGCTCAAAAATTTCACGAGGAAAAACCACAAGAAGATGTGATGGCGGCAATTCTTCCAAGAGCAAAAAGGTTTGTTAAGTTTTTCAACATGATACCATTAAATTCAAAATTGTGTAAGTTTTTAAATTGGCAAGAATTTGAAAATCTTGTTGATGGATACACACCTATGGATGAATCAGAATATAGTGTTCCAGAAATTGATTTGGGTGATGTTGATATTGCTTATGAAGATGATAATGTATTAATATTTGCACCAGATCAAAAACATAAGTGTATTAATATTAGAAAAAAATTCGCACCAGACAGAAGATGGTGTACATCATGGGAAGGATCTTCAAACTACTATTACAATTATAGATTGGATAAAAACCTTACGTTGTATTATGTCATTAACAAAGATTTACCATCATCAGATTTAAATTATGCTTCGGTAATCCTTGTAGATAAGTATGGTGGTATGAGACTTGCCGATGGATCAAATTCCGGAAGATATTCAGGATCAAGTGAAATTCCTTGGAAAGAAATTTTAGGAAAAATTCCAGTATTAAAAGGTAAAGAAGGATATTTCGTTCCAAAACCATATAGTAATGAAGAACAAGAAAAGTTAAGTAAATACAAATATTATAATCTAACAACAACCGATCCTATCGCAGAACTTGGAAGTGAAGATGAGGTTGAACTTTGGATGGAATTAAGAGGTCCAGACTTTTCAAGAATGAATAACGGAGCTGAAATATTTTCTAATTTACCAGAGGAACTTCAAAAGAAATATATTGGTACCGGAAACTCACTTAATGGTCAAATGGTTAGAGCTTTAAGTCCAAGTGCTCTTACATACTACATTTCCAAGAAGAAAGAAAAGTTACTTCAAAAATCTTTAAAAGATCTTGATGAGAATGACATTGAAGTGATTTTAACAAAAGAAATGAGACCTTACTTGAAAAGTTTAAGAGAAAAGTTTGCAAAAGAATTAACAGACTCATGGGACCCATCATTTGTATCGATATCATACCCTGATGACAAATCCGCTAAGTTTGCTAGAATGTTTGGTCTTAACACATTATTTAATACAATACCAGAAAACACAGAGTTTTTACAAATTGAAAATAGATCTAATACTTCAGTTATTTTAACAATTCCAGATGAACTTGGAAGGTTCCAAGACCTTAACACACTAATTTGTGATAATATAATTAGAGAAGTTCCAGAAAGTATTGGTGATTGTAGAAGATTAACATTCTTGAATTTGACTAACAACAAAGAATTAACTACTTTACCTGAAAGTCTTGCAAATTGTACCTGTTTAGATTTTGTTTCGGTATTAGGTTCATCAATAGATTCAGAATCATTACCAGCGAAAATTAAACAATACATGGACGTTTCAGAAGACATCTGGGAAGTAAATTTCCCACCGGAGATGAGAGGTGATTGTTAATTAAAAAAATAGTTTAATGAAAAATGTTGATATAGAAATTTACATTTCTAATCTTATAAAATTTTTTGAAAGCAACCCAAATGACTTAATGGTTTTGGTTGGTACTTCTCAAAAAGAAGAGTTTTATAAAAAATTAAGAGAAGTGAGTGAGGATAATTTTAGAAATAATCAAGATTATATTTTAACCAAACAACAAATGGTGGACATAATCATCGATCTAAAAGTTCCGGAACTTAAAAACATGGAAGACCCTAAAGAAATTGTTGAAAGACATATTCAAAAAACAAAATGGGGTGATATAATTCTTAATTAATTGTCAGAATACAATTAATTTAACCACAGTCAGAATACTGTGGTTTTTTTTTTTTGAAAAAAATTTGTCAAATTAAAAAAAACATTTATCTTTGTATTCTAATTACAAAACAATATATGGAATACACAGCAGATTTAATCAAAAAATTCGCCCCCTCGGCGTTCGCAACCCAACCTTCACCAAAAATGACTAACAAATATACCTTTGTCCCTACGGATCAGGTAATTGAGTTTTTTGATCGAGAAGGGTGGAAAGTATCATCAGTTAAACAAACTGGAAAGGGAATTCATGGTCTTCACGAGATCAAGTTTCGAAATAGTGAACTACCTAAAGTAGGTGACACTTTAGTGGAGGCTATTGTTAGAAACTCACATAACGGATCTTCAGCCTTCTCAATGGGAGCTGGGTTGTTTCGTTTAGTATGTTCCAACGGACTTACAGTACCTACCGCAGTTGCCGAAAGGTTCACCATGAGACATAATCATTTCAGTCTTGATGATGTTAAAGAACTTGCCGATAGTTTTTCTAAAAAATTACCTATGATTGAAATGTCCGTAGGTAGCATGATGGCTCGTGAACTAACCACTGATGAAAAAATTGATTTTGTTCGTAAGTCTGCAGAAATCCGGTTTGGTATGGACAAAACCCTAAATGACCTGGAGATATTGAACCTTCTTACTCCAAATCGAAAAGAAGATGAAAATGATGACATGTGGAGTGTTTTTAACGTGGTTCAAGAAAAGTATGTACGTGGTGGAGTTTCGGTATCAAACAACCGTGGACGAGTTACTAAAATGAGAAAGATTGATAACATTTTGGTTCAAAACAACATCAATACAAAACTTTGGCAGTTAGCAGAATCAATGGTTTAATAATGAAGTGGTGACTTTTTCACCACTTCTTTTATAATTTGATCATGAGCGATATCAATTATTTTTCAAAAGAAGAAGAGTTTCTTAAATATCTTTACGACAGCACTCAAAGATTGTATTCAAAGGCAATTGTCAGTACTGCAATTAACATCACACCAGAGATGTTATTGGAGAAGAAAATGGAAATTGAATTTTCTAAAACAATAGTTTGGCCTGAAGGTATAACTTACTTGGACATAATTGTGAAAACTAAATCAGATATCTTCATATATTTATCAAAGAAGGAAATTTCAGAATTAAATTACC